TGAATTCGGAGCAGCTATGGACGGAGCGCGATAAGCATTTATCAATGATCTATAAAGCCGGCACCGGCGATGTATTAGCGGGAGTCAAGCGGCGCGCGGCGCATGGCGAGAAAATAGGAGCGGCGGATGCGATGCTGTACTTGCGCTATGTCGAGAAATGGAATCCAAAAATAGATTTGTCAGGAAGCGTCGAGTTGGTGAGCGATGGCGTTGACTTCGGATAGCATGCTATGACACACAACAAGCAAGCAAGCAAGGAGGTGTGTAAAGACGCGAGGCATACCCCCACCCCCCCGCCGCCAACGGGAAGGCACGGGATATCCGGTCTCGAACTTGGTGGTCAATGCGCGCAAGTTCGTGTAAACTATAGCCATAACTCATCCCCCTGTTCATGAAAGAGATCAACATTGCCGCTCTCACGCATTTCACCCCCAAGCAGCTCGAAGCCGAAGCTGCGGTGAAGGAATTTAAGTATGTGCTGTATGGCGGGGCGATGGGAGGAGGAAAAAGCTACTGGCTGCGATGGATGCTTATCCGCTTGCTCCTGCATTGGGGATACTTTCAGGGTCTGATGGGGAGGAAGGTGCAGAAGCATGTGATGGTGGCTCTGTTCTGTGAGACCTTTCCGGCGCTGATGGATCGGCAGATACTGAAAATAAAATATGAATTTCCCGCAGAGCTTGGGACCTATAATGCGACGGAGCATAACTTTGTGCTGGCACCGAAGTGGGGAGGCGGGATACTGGCGTTCAGGAACTTGGATGACGCGTCAAAGTACCAGTCGGCGGAGTTCGCGGCGATCGGGGTGGATGAGCTGACGAAGAATCAGAAGGACACCTTTGACTTCCTCCGCACCCGGCTCCGTTCGCCGGGCATCGATCACCCGAAGTTCTTGGGCGCCACGAACCCGGGATCCATAGGCAGCGACTGGGTAAAAAAGCTCTGGATAGACCGAGAATATCCGTCAGGAGAGACGGAGAAGGAGCAGTTCAAGTATGTCCACGCCCGCGCCGCCGACAACCCGCATCTGGCCGCCGATTATGTCGCCTCGCTGCAGGGTCTGCCGGAGGATATGCGCAAAGCGTTTCTCGAAGGGTCATGGGACGTCTTCGAAGGGCAGTACTTCAAGGAATGGAATCGTGATCTCCACGTCTGCAAACCGAAGGCGCTATTGACATATTATAAGAAATTCATTGCAATAGATTACGGCTATGCCGCCCCCTCTGCCGCGCTCTGGATGTATCTCGACGGCGACGGCGTGGCGAACGTGTACCGCGAGCTCTATGGCGCGGGCTTTACTTACGAGACCCTCGCGAAAGAGATCTCCGCCCTCACCCCGGAGACCGAGAAGATAGAATATATGGTCGCTGACCCCGCGATCTGGGCAAAGAAAGGGGAAAACTCGAACGAACTCTCGGGCGCCGAGCTCTTTTCTACCGCCTATCGTACCGCGCGCGGCTCCCTGCCGATGCTGATAAAGGCAAACAACGACCGCGTGGTGGGATGGAACACGATGCGGGAGTACATGAAGGCGATCCCGGGCCCCGACGGCAAGGCGATGACGAAGCTGCAGATCTGGGAGAACTGCGTGAATACGATCAAGACGATCCCGAAGTTGATCTATGACGACCGGAACCCGGAGGATCTGAACAGCGACGGAGAAGACCACGCCGCCGATGCCCTCCGCTACGGCCTCATGTCCCGCCCGAACAAGAGCCCGACCCTCTACACCGGGCCCGGCATGCGCGCGAGCCGGTTGCTCGGCAATACGAAGTCGGCCAGCAAGGAAAATGAAGATTCATTCGAATGACTGACCAAGATGCGGTGCGCGGAAAGGTAATAGCAGCCCTGCCCGGCGTGACCTTCACGGTCGAGATGACCGACGGGCGCATGGTCCGCGCAAAACTCTCGGGCAAGATGATCAGGAACCAGATCCGCGTCGTGCCCGGCGACCAAGTGACCGTCGTCCTGTCGCCCGACGGCGCGATCGGAAGGATCAATCGGCGGTTATGAACTCTTGACGAAAGGTGCGTTGTGGTATGATAAAGGCATGAAGAAAAAGACGGCGAACAACTGGTGGTGGATCGCGGTCTGGGGTCTCGCGGCGCTCGCGATTTCGGAAATTTTAATAATGACACACTACCCACATGGCTTCTGCTAAATTAATATAATAAAAACGTGGCATTCGCAAAAAATATGAACAAGTATTCGAAGGGCGTGACGATGCCCGGAGGATACGCGCACTTCCTTCCGGACACGCTCCGAAAGATCGACCGCTATTGGGCCGGCAAATTCTTGGGCGGTGACCTCGATACGACCAAGAAGCACAAATACTTCGCGCAGATGGCGCGGCCGCTCTCCGAGGATGCGAGCAAGAGCATCGATATCGAGACATCGATGATCAAACTGATCTCGACGCAGAGCGGCAAAGACCTTTCGATGTGGGTCATGAGTCGCGAACTGCAGGAATGGCTCGAGGACCACTCATTCGACGCGCTGATGAACGATCTGGGCGATAATCTGCCGAAGTACGGGCACATCGTCCTCAAAAAGCACGCCGGTGGTCTCGATCTGGTCAATATCCAGAATCTTCGCATGGATCCCTCCGCGCCGTGGCTCAAGTATTCCGATTTTACCTACGAACTGCACCGCATGATGAAGTGGGAGATCACGGAGCAGAAGGATTGGGACGGCAATGCCATCGAACAGCTCTTCAAAGGCAACAAGTCGCAGGACTTCGACATCTACGAGGCATACGATATGAAAAAGGACCACTACGAGCTCTCACAGCAGGCGTGGTTCAAGAAACCGAATGCGGCGAGCGGCGGTTCGAGTTTCAACGTCGAGGCGAACATCAACCAGCCGCAGAATCTGAACCAGCCGCCGATTGTTTTATACAAGGAAGATATCGAACTCTCCGATCTGCCTTACCGCGAGAATAAGTGGAGCGCCGTCCCGGGCCGCTGGCTCGGCATGGGTGTCATGGAGTATCTCTTCGACGATCAGCTCCACGCGAACGAGACCGCGAACCTCCGCATGCGCGCCCTCTACCTCAAGGCGCTCAAACTCCTCCAGAGCTCCGACGACAACGTGGGTGGCAACGTGTTGCGCGAGATGCAGAACGGGCAGGTCATCAAGAGCGCGGGCACGCTGAAGTGGCTCACTGCCGACGAGTCGGACTTGTCCGGATTCGCCGCCGAGGATAGCCGCTGGGATACCATTGCGAGCAAGAAGACCTTCGTTATGGACGCCGCTTCGATCCCCGCGAAGATGAACAAGCAGATGCTCCAATCGCTCATGCAGCAGCAGCAGAATTATTATAAAAAGAAAAGGGAGAACGTCGGCATCTTCCTCAAGGATCTACTCTATCGCGATATTATCCCGGACTTCAAATATAAGAGCCAAAAGGAGCACATGATGTCCTTCGTCTCCTCATACGACGACATCGACCAGTACGCAAAATTCGTGACCGAAGCGCAGGTCTCGAAAGCGGAGCAGAAGTATATGAAAAAGCATGGTTTCATGCCGAGCGAGAGCGAACGCATGAAGGAAAGTACGCGCATCGAGAACGAGATCCGCAAGCGGAATATGCAGGTTGTGAAGATCCCGAAGGACTTTTATGAAGACCTTGTCTACAAGATCAAGATCGTGATCACTGGCGAGAACAAAGATATTCAAGGCGAGACCGCCTTCCTTATGCAACTCATGCAGCTCGTCGGGCAGAATCCGGCGGTGCTCCAGAACAAGATGCTCCGCACGATCGTCTTCAAACTCATGGAGCTCGCAGGCATCAGCCCCGGCGACATCGGCATGCTCGATCAGGCCGTGAGCGCGCAGCAGAGCACGCAGCCGCAGGGTCCGACGCAGGGAGGAAACCCGCCCACGCCTCAACTCGGTGGAAGTAATAATGCGACGCAGCCAAATCCGCAACCGCAGACCCTCTCGCCCGGCGCGCCGATGGCAAAGCAGACGGCCGGCAACCCCGCCGCAGGAAAAATGTGATAAACTGAAATCATGAACCTCACCGAAAAAGATTTGCAGACCCTCAAAGCCGTGAACGCGCTCAAGAACTTCGTGAGCATTCTTGAACGGCGAAAGGTCGATATCTTTTCGGGCGGCGGAGTGACGAAAGAAACGCTCGACGAGGCGAATGGTCGCGTCAAGGAATTGACCGATCTCATCTTCCTCATCAAGGCCAACGTCGATCTCGAGCCGCCCCCAACAAAAGAATTCGAATAAAAATATGGACTCATTTAACTACACGCACATCTCGGGAGCAGTGACGGCACAAAACGTGTGTCCACTTCCCTGCTATCTGAAGAGGATTGTCGTCGGAAAGCCGATCGCGGTTGGAACGATCACGGTGCTCGATGGAGCCACTACCATTGCAAGTATTCTCGTTCCGACGACCGCAGCGAATCCATTCAATATAGATTTTGACTGCAACGTCGGAAAATTGAACATCACAACGACCGGAACAGGTCAAGATATCACGGTGGTATACAAATAAAATCGTGCTACAATAAAATCATGCCCTTCAAATCGAAAAAACAAAATGCATGGGCGCACACTCCGAACGGAACGAAAGCGCTCGGCGGCAAAAAGAATGTGAAGGAGTGGGAATCAGCCACCAATTATAAAAACCTGCCCACGAAAGTGACGCACGGCGTTCATGGCTCCGTGAAGGGGAGCGCGAAAGGAAGTGCGAAAGGTGGTATCCGAGGCGGGCTGGCAGGATCGCCCGGACTCTCGAAGGCAAAGTCGGCCTTCGATAAGATGAAAAAGAAAAAATAACATGGCCATAAAGCCAGATATCTACAACGGCATTCCTCGAAACGGCGGTGGCAAACCTCCGGCGAGCACTGCGCTCACGAATACTCCGGCGCAAAAACAAAAGCTCGGTGGCGGTATGCTCCCTCCCTCGCAGCCAAAGACGCAAGCAGCCGGTCCGGCAGGATCCGGAAGGGCTCTGACAAGCAATATGAACGGCAAGGGAGTATTCGCTTCCTCAAAGCTCGCGCCCGCGCAGGGTAATGCGAATAGCACCCGCATGCTCGCGCCGAGCCAGCCAGCGAAAACGCTTCCGATGAAGCATGTGACTCAAGGAGCGGGAGTTGGAGTGGGCAAGGCAGTAGGCAAAGCGATGACGAAAGGGATGAAGAGCGCAAAGGGCGCCTTCAACAAAATGAAAGGTCGAGGGAAAAAAGTACCCATATAATACGATGGAAACAGCAGGAACAAAACAGGCCAAGAAGGCGTTCAATAAGATGACCCTCGGCAAGCAGGGCAAGGCACCGGGCGTGGCGACAAAGGGTGCGACCACGAAGGGCCCGCAGATGCCGAACCCGCCTCATGCGCCGACACAGACAAAGGGCAAGGGGACGAAGGCGTCTTCGAAGGGAGTGACGGTAAAAGCCGGAAAGCACATCAACGCAACGGGCAATCGCTCTCACGGGAAGGGTGGAAAATAGACGTTCTTCGAGCGCTGCAGGTATTTCGACCACCTGCAGTTCTCGGGGCAAGTCCCCGTCAAGGTCGGAGTACCGTACTCGTAAAACGGAAGATATAAATTGAGTTTACCAAACTCGTAAAATGGCAGACGAACATAAAGTTGAAACCGGCGCAGCCGCAGCCGAAGAAAAAACCGGCTTTGAGGACAAGACGGCCGATGAGCTCCAGACACTCTTGGTATCCGAACAGGACAATGGGGTAAAGGAGAAAATCGTCCGTGAAGCGTTGGGTCGTGCGCACCGCGCCGAAGCAGCGCTCAAGGATAAAGGCACAGGTGGGGCAGCCACTGCGAATAAAAAAGGAGAAGAGGCAGGTAATTCATGGGATGAGTATGCACAGCTTCAGGCGTCCGGATTAACCCCGGCAGATATTGTCGAAGTGGGAAAGCTCGCCAAGAAATATCACGTCACGCCGCTCGAAGTGCTCGCAGACCCGATCATGAAGGCCGGCTTCGACGCCACTCGCAAAAAGGCAACCGTCGGGTCCCGAACCTTCGCCCCGGACCGCAGAGTGTCATCAGGTGGTTCCGCTCAATCTTCTCCGAAGAATGAGAAGGATACCCCCGGGACAGCATCGGCCCGCGACGCCTTTAATCGCAACTTGTCATCGGGAGGCGATGAATCCTCGGAATAAAAGCGTAAATGGCCAGTTTCACTAATCAGTTTACTGCCGCCAATCTCGCTGCAAGTATTCCTGAAATCTGGACCCCGATCGTGCTGGAGCAGATGTTTGCTTCGACCGTCGCGTCCAATTTCTTCCTTGATCTTTCAGAGTGGACGACCGAAGGCGGTTCCACGTTTGATATCGCGAATCTGTATACCAATACGTTCACGGTGTCAACGCAGAGCACGCAGGGCGGTCAGGTCACTCTTCAGGATCCGGCGCAAGTGAAGGTTCAGCTCGCTGTCAACACGCACAATTACGTTGCCGTCCTCGCGGGCGACAAGGATATTGCGCAGCTGCAGAAGAGCTTCGACTTCCATGTGGAGTACGCGAATCAGATGAGGAAGACGACGATGAATGCCCTCGAGGCATCTCTCTTCGGCCTCTGGAGCTCGTTGAGCACCAACCTGATCACGAACTCTGCTGCGGCCTTCACGGACCAAGAGGCCCGTCAGGCGATCGCCGACATCGAAGATCAGAATCTCGATGATGCCGGCTTTCAGGAGCTTGCTTTCTTCCTTCATCCGAATGTGTTTTGGAATCAGGCAGCCGCGATTACAAAATACTATCAGGCATACAGCTTGCAATCGGGTGGCGCAGGGGAGAAGTCGATCGTCGCAACCGGCACGATCGGCGAGAAGCCGCATTCAAACGGCTTGCGAGGTATCCTCTACGACATTCCGCTCTATGTGAGCACGAACGTCGTGGACAACCTCGGTGGCTACCGGAACCTGTTGTGTCACAAGACGGCCTTCGGCTTTGGTATTCAGACCCCGGGCGGCTCGAAAGTGCGCGTCCAGAGCGAATACTTGCTGGAGAACCTCGGACTCTTGCTCGTCACCGATATCATATTCGGTACTGTAGTGGTCCGCGATCCGTTTGGTGTTTGCATCACAGTTTCGGATACGGCGACCACTGCTTAATAAAAAAGCATGTCGCCGCGCCCGTCCCAGATTTAAGGGCGGGCGAGTGTCTGGGTAATCTTAAATCCACTCATTCGCCCTTAAATGGAAACTGGCCTTTGCTAAAATAATAACAAAGGCATGAAAGCAAAAGATCTGATAAAACAATTGCAGGGAATGGACCCGGACGCAGAGATAGATCCGGAGGCAGAGGTCACTACGGTGGCTCCAAAAAAGGGCTATCCTTCGATCTACTTCTTCGAACGTCCGGACGGCAAGATCGTTCAACTCACTGACAAGGAGGCGTATACCTACCAATACGAAGTCACGCCCGCGTGGAAGCAGATCGGCGCTTCTGATGGCACGGTGTGGAAAGAGATGACGAAGGAGATCCGAGTGAAGATGGAAGCGATAAAGGCCGAGATGCGCCAATACGAAAGCCAGCAGGTTCCGGTTCCGGCGAAGCTCCGCATGAAGTTCGCGGAGGCCCACATTCAATTCCTGAAACTGAATAATGCGGGTATCGCCGCCGAGCTGGAACGAGCGCGCGGCAATATCGTGCGGCCGCCCAAGAACCACATCATTGGGACTCAAGCCGGACTCGAGGCGATGGGCGCTTCAAAACGAATACACGCAGAATGAAAGAGATCCTCGCAAGTCACATGGGGGGCAACCTCGATCCGAAGACCAGAGAAAAATTGCTCTGCATCAACCGGGAGTGCATCGACGCCGTCTATCATGAGCTCGGCAGAACGGTCATCAAGCCCGGCAAGCAGAACGATGGCATGATGGAGTTAGTGAAGGACTATATGAACTCGAAAAATCTTCCGGAGCAGGCGCGCATGAAACTTCGGAGGATGGTGCAAGCAGGAATGTTCTCGACGAAAGAAGCTGACGAGATCGACGCGAAAGTCGAACGCGAACTCGATCGGTGCATGACCGCTAAGATCGATCGTGCAATAAAAAGAGGTGAATTAAAAGCGCCGAAGCGCGATGCGTTCTCGGAGCGAATGAGAAAAAGAAATGAGAAAACAACAAGAAAATTATTTAGTTAGAAATCCGCACGGCGTGGTCGTCGTGGTGGGAGAGAGCGAGATCGCTGGCATCAAGCGCAACATCGAAGCCGGTCTCAAATTCGAGATCCTCGAGAAATTGAAGTCGGAGGATAGCGGAGTCAAAGCGCCCGAGGTTCCGGTGTTGCAGGGACTGCCGTATGAGTGCAAGATCTGCGGGAAGGACTGCAAAAGGCCGCCCGAGCTCGCGAAGCATATTAAGAAAAATCACAAAGAGGAATGGCTGAAAACACATCCACCGGCAATCCCAAGCCATCTCCAGTAAAAAAGGTTCTGTATATCGGCAACTTCTTTGCCGACTACCTGACCGAGACGCACATGGCGAACTCGCTCGAGGAGCTCGGTATTGAGGTCATACGAATCAATGAAAAAAATTGCAACGAAAAAGAGATCAGAGCGAAAGCCGAAGGATGCGACACAGTATTCTATCAGCGCACGTTCGGGATGCCCTTTGACTTTACCAAACTGGGGATCCGGTCGGTTTCGTACACTCTTGATCTCTATTTCGGGCTCGCTCGAGCGATGGGGATGGCGGCAAACCCGTTCTGGCGCGCGGATTATGTATTCACTGTCGACGGAGGTCACGCTGCCCTTTTCAGTGCAAAAGGCATTAGACATCATTTCCTGCCTGCCGCCGTATATGGCCGAGAGTGCGTCATGGGGACTCGACGTGAAGAGCTCGCGTGCGACGTTGCATTTGTCGGTACCTATCACTATCTCAAAGAGTGGCCGTACCGAAAATCTCTGGTCAATTTTCTCCGCACTACATACGGATCCCGATTCAAACTGTTCGGGGACGTCGTTGATAATAAAGACCCGGGCTACCCCGTGATGGCATTCGGCACACAACTGAACGATGTCTATGCGAGCGCGAAGGTGGTCGTCTGCGATTCGCTGAACAGCCCGATGTACTGGAGCAATCGGATCTATGAGACCCTCGGGCGCGGCGGTTTTGCCATCCACCCGAAGATTGAGGGGCTGGAGAAGGAATTCGAGTATGGGAAGCACCTTGTACCCTACGAATTTGGCGATTTTGACCGACTAAAAGCCCGGATCGACTACTATCTCGACCATCCGGCCGAACGGGAGAAAATACGCCGCGCAGGGCAAAATTACGCCAAAAAACATAAGACATTCAAACAGCGAGCAAGTCAAATCCTCCGCATCGTCGCCGGAGAGACCATTGATCCATTTCAAACATGAACTTTGATATTCAAAACGAAAAAGAGCAGGGCATTTATGATGAGATCTGGGTTGATAAGGTCTATGGAGACGTTGAACCCGGATGGACTGTCCTCGACATTGGCGCGAACATCGGTTTCTTCACTCTCTTTGCGCTCGAAGCTGGCGCCCGAGTGTACGCCTACGAGCCGGAAGAGAAAAACTTCGAACGCCTCGAGCAACAGATCATCCAAAATCTCGACGATCCGGAACACGCTCATGTATATCGCCTCGCGGTTGCGTCAGATGACGAAGGACGGAACCTATATTTGAATGCGGAGAACATTGGTGGTCATAGGATTACGCACGATGCCGGTGGTGGCATACAACGCGTTCCGAGCATCACGCTGAACCAGATCATCGAAGAGGTGGGCCATGTGGATCTGATCAAGATGGACTGCGAAGGCGCCGAGTGTGAGATATTCTGGGTAGCCACACCCGAGACGATGGCAAAGATAGACCGAATCAGAATGGAATACCACCCGATCCGGCCGCTGCCGAAATTCTTGGAGATGATGAAGCCCTATTTCGATATCGAGGTGCGCAATAATAAATGGGACAACTCACTTCCCTACCTATGGATGACAAAAAAGTAAGAATTGCATTTCTCGCGCGCTGCGACGACACCGGTCTCGGCAACGAATCGATGGAATTCGTCGAACACATAAAGCCGGACAAGGTGCTGAAGGTGCTCACCGGGGATAAGCCGCAGCACCCCGAGCGTTTTGAGGGAAAGAACTTCGATGGGATCCCGGACGACGATACGATCAAGGAATTGCTCACTGACGTCGACGTTCTCTTCTGCATCGAGACGCCGTACAACCACAGCACCTTCTCGATCGCGCGTAAGATGGGCGTGAAGACGATACTGCGCGTGAACTTCGAATATCTCGCATCCTTTGTCGGCTACAATGCGCCCGACCTGTGGATATCGCCCGTCGATTGGAACATGGAGTGGATTCCGCAACCGAATATCGTCCTTCCTTTCCCGGTAAATACCGACAAGATAAAGTTCCGCGAGCGCAAAGTGGCAAAGACGTTCCTCCATATCGCGGGCAACCGGGGATATATGGACCGCAACGGAACGAATATCGTACTTGACGCAATTCCTTTGCTAAAATCAGAGGCGAAGATCATCATCAAGGACCAGCGCAATATGCCCGAGCCGGAATATGAGCATCTCTACGATGAAGGTGACGTCTTGCTCTACCCGCGCCGTCACTCTGGGCAATCTCTTGTGATGAACGAGGCAATGGCGGCCGGAATGGCCATTATGATGACCGATATGGCGCCACAGAACACCATTCTTCCGAAGGAGATGCTGATTCCTGTCAAGAGAATGGGTGCCATTGACATACGCCGCCGCATAGAGTTTGCTGAAATTGATCCTATTACGGTAGCTGAAAAGGTCGATGAAATCTATAATCAATCAATATGGCTGAATTCAAAACTCTCAAGAGAGACAGCGCTGGCGATGAGCTGGCAAAAATTGCTGCCGGAGTACCAAAGGGTTTTTCAGGAACTGTGTCAACCAAAAAAGAGGTCCTGACGACCCTCATCTCCGATAAGCACCGCGAGCTGACGAAGCTCGAGATCGAGGAGGAGTATTTCCGACACGCGAAAGAAGCGGGAACGAAGATCGTGACCGGCAACCCAAGCACAGAGGCGCGAGATGCCCAGATGGGCCAACTGCTTCAGATCGCCGTCGCGAAGGTGCGCGAGACGAAGAACTACCTCGGATGGCTTTGTGAGAAGTACGAGGCATTGCAATAAATTCGATTGTGTTATGATAAAGGCATGCAGTACTCCGATCCAACCGGACATCAAGGCATTATTCAGAGAGCGTACTTTCGCTGCTTCGGCGACTCGCAAGATCACTCGGCGGATTATCCACTCTCCGATCTCACGGCATCGGCGAACCAGTGGATGTATCAGGTAGGCGCCGCGATATGGCGCGCGTCGAAATTGTGGGAATGGGATGATGCGAATCAGACTACGCTCTCGATCGCAACCGCGTCGCTCGTATATAACCAGAGCGACTATGCGCTGCCGACATCGATCCTCCATGTCATGAGCGCCTCGGTGCTCGATGTCGGAGGGAATTGGCAACTTTTGGATCAGATCGACCCAATGGAGATAGAAAAGGAGACCGGCGTTGACTTTGATTATTATCAGAGTGTCGCCGGTTTTCCGTCTGAATACGCGCTCTATGATAATTCCGTGATATTAAAACCCGCACCAGACAATGGCGTTTCGGTGACGCTGAACGGTGGCCTTCATCTTTACGTCTCGCGCCTCTGTACTACATTTGCTGTCCCCGCATCCTATACGACCGCCGACACTACGATCCCGGGCTTCGACGCAACCTTCCACGATATCCTTTGCTATGGTATTGCCGCTGATTATCTCATGGCGAACGGGAAGGATGCGCTCGGGCAGAAATATCTCGACAAGATACAGACCTACGATTCGAACGGAAAGCTGAATGGAGGCCTGATGCTTGCTATGGCTCGGGCATATGGGACACGCAACGAGGACAAACCGGACGTCGTCGGTCCGCACATGGAATCGTATGAATAAAAAGGTCGCTCAAATATATTTAATAAAAATATGAAAAAAATCATCCACTTCATTCTTCATCTGCCCTATGTGGGGCCTGCAATCGGTTTCTATTTCGGTGTAAAAGGATATAACCGGATCAAAGCGAAGATCATCCGGCCGGTAGGGCAGCATCTCACGATCCGCGATCTGTTCCTGAACGTCATGCCTTCATTCAACTCGCGCGTGAATAAGGGCGCTGACCTCATCGGATCGCTCATCACCGGGACGAGCTTGAATAGCATCACGTCACCGCTTCCGCCAAAGTATATCGCACTCTCGCCGACTACTTTGACGCCTGCTGCGACCGACACCACGCTATCCGGAGAAACAAGCAACTCGGGACTTTCTCGCGCTCTTGGAACACAGGGAAGTTATACCGGCCCCTCTTCTCTCGACGGCGCGGCATCGTATACCGTCTCGAATACCTTCACGTGCGGCGCGACCTCGACCACTATCGCATCGGCTGCGCTTCTCGATGCGGCATCTACCGGCAACCTTTTCGTCGAAGCAAACCTGTCGAGTTCGGCGGCGCTCACGAATGGAGTTCAGCTTCAGATAGTGTGGACTGTCAACTACTAACCTTGAGGGGCGGTATTCGATGCGGGTGCTGCCCCTTTCTGAAATATGGCAACCGCTAAACAATTTCAAGTAAACACGCTCTCCGGTGGCACGCTCACTACTGGCTTGGTTTCGTATTGGAATATGGAGGGAAACTCCAATGACTTCTACGGCTCGAACAACGGGACTGATACTTCTGTTTCCTACGGGACGAGCTATGGGAAGGTGGGGCAAGGAGCGTTATTTGCATCTAGTGCTTCAAATGTTTCTGTCGCAGATAACTCGAATCTCTCTCCCGCATCATTTAGTCTTGCGGTTTGGGTTTATTTCACATCGACCGCAACAGGACATAACATCAGCATAGTGAAGAGCTTACAAAACTCTGGAGTGGTGGGATGGTTAATACAAATCTCTAATACTGACATCAATATACAATCAGGTTATGGTTATGCAGATTGGTCTCAAACCATATCCTATAATACATGGCATTTTATTGTTTTGACACAGACAGGAACTTCTGCATATCTTTATATTGATAATGTTTCCAAGGGTTCTCAAGTCTCAACGGCCATCGCCAATCAGGCAACTCCTCTCAAAATATTGGTGAATGGTGGTTCTAATTACTTAGATGAAATGGGCATCTGGTCAAAAGCTCTTTCCACCAACGAAATCTCCGACCTCTACAACGCCGGTGCAGGGCAGACGATGGTCTGGGGCGATACGCAATCGGACTCAATGATGAACGCCGACTCACGGTTTGCGACGGTGGCATTCACAAAAAGATTTGTGGCAGCTCTCGCGGCGACAATTATGAATGCGGCGTCACGCTTCACTACATTGGCGGGAAATCTTCTCATTCTCGTCAGAAATGTATCCGTGACGATGATGAATGCCGCGTCGCGCCTGACAATGCTCGCAGGAACGATCACGAAGTATGTCACCGCACTCTCGGTGAGCATGATGAACTCCGCATCTCGACTGGCCACACTCTTTGGACAGCAGATGCAATACATCGCAAATCTATCCGTTTCAATGATGAATGCCGTATCGCGGCTTGTGGTACTTACCACCGGCAACATGAAGATCCTCGTCGTGAACATGATGAACGCTGCCGGGCGATTTACCACAATTTATTCGCAGGTCTCGCTCTACATCCGCAACCTTACGGTCAATATGATGTATGCTGTAAATAGGTTGACGAGTTTTCTTGTGACGATCCCCGGTACGTGGGCATTCAGGGCAAAGAATCTGACATCGTGGGCTTTTCGTTCGAAGAACAATACTTCGTGGACATTCCGCACCAAGAATCCACCGGGCGCAGAAAATATACCTTCCGAACCAAACTAAAATGGATATCACCACCGCACTACAAGATTTTGTCTTCGTCCTCGGTATCATTGGTGTCATTTTCAGCGCATATCAATACTTCAGGAATCCGCAGATCGCGGAAGATAAAAAAGCAGCTCTCCTCGCGATGCAGGTAAAAAATACATCGGAATCGGTAGAGAGCCGGTTCGAATCAATGCAAAAGAACTTTGAAGGCCTTCTCCTGCAGAGCAATAATCATATTCACTCGCTCGACATAAAGATCGACGCATTAAACAAGGCGATGACGGATATGCGCGTCGAGGTGGCGACGCTATCGACCATCATCAATGAAAGGATACCCAAGAAAATATAATGGCAAAGGAAAAATCATCCATTTTAACGACAGGGGAAGAGATACTGACTCTCCAAGCAGAATTCTATGGAGGTATTCAGCGCGATGATCTATCGAATGTAGGCGGCGGCGCTTCGAACGTCGAGGAGCTTGATATACTCGAGAATGCGAACTTCGTTAGGCCGACGAAGGTCCTCTCGCCTGATACTCTTCCGACGAACACCAGCTTCCATTCTTACTGCGAGGATCCTCTGAACGGCGACGGCTATGCGGTCGGATCGGATAATAATAGCTCTACTAATGTTCAGGTCTTCCAGAATCGTCGCATCGCGTCTACCAACCCCGGCGGTTGGTCATCGGTAGGAAGCAACGCGGGGCTTGTATCGGTGCCGATATCTGCATCAACGTGCCATTACGAAGTGGAGAGCGGAGCGACGTCGATCATTCCGACGCTCGCCATCTATTTCGTGGCAAACGGAAATCAAATCGGGAAATGGACTTCGGCAGGAAATGCCGTGACAACTCCGTGGGTTCTTTCGACATTCGTAAATAGCACCATGAGCCACATCTCCTTCCGAGAAATCGCGGGCATCAGTTATATCTGCGCAGGCAACAATGTTTCCACCATAGACCCGGGTTCGCCTTCGACTGGCGCCAATTTTAATGAAGTAGCATTCCCGTTGCCCTTCGGATATATCGCCGTCGATATCTGCCAAGCAGGCGAATACTTCTTCGTGCTCGCAAGTTCCTCAAATCTTCTCGCAAATAGATCGGTCATTTTCATCTGGGATGGAGTATCGAGTACCTATACCGATCAGATCCCGGTATCGATGGGAGGTCCGCAATGGCTCTACAATTTCAAGCAGACGATCACGATCTGCTGCGCCTCGAATGGCATCATGCAACTCTTTTACCTCTCCGCTCCGACGGTCGGCGCGATCGTCCATAAATATCCGAACATTCGACTAACCAATGTGCAACCGGACGATCAGGTTCAATATGGTATGGGTGGCACTGGTCCACATGGAAATGGGTTCATCGCACCTGTTTCTCCCTCAAAAAGTGTCTTCGTCAAAGACGATATACTTTACTTCGCGCTATGGAAATTCGACAAGACGGCGCTCTATGCGCTCGGCCAACTCGACATCAAATTCCCCTTTGCGCTATGGCTCGCGAAACGATTCAGCACTGCCGACTATTCCCAGATGATACCCTATGCTGCCTATTGTTTTGGGTCAAAGATATTCGCATCATTCCAGACCGGCTATTGGACGCAGGCAAACAATGCGACGAACGCCTCGTTCTGTGACCCCGCGACCGCAAGCCACAGCTCGCAGGCGGTATTTCAGAGTGTGTGGATCGATGACGATCTGCCGATGAATCCGAAGGTTCTTCAAAAGCTCTATGCGACGGCATACCCAATGCCAGCCGGATGCTCGATCGCGCTCTCCTTCGCCTCCGACTATGGAACGACTTTTGCGACGGTATACCAGAACAGCAGCGTCGTTATGAACATCCTGAATGCCATCTTCGCGATCTTTAGCGCTCTGGGCGGGACGAATAAAAAATTGTTCAAATGGCAGGTCCTCTTCACATC